TGAACAACTTCGTGCCAGGACGCAGTGCGAGTGCACCATCAATGCTACGCTCAAGGTTGTCTAGCACCTTGGCGAACTTCGGTGACATGTTCAGGTCGGTGTCGGTGACGTTCAGTCCACCCTCGAACGACCGAACGGTGGACACCTGCATGTTACTCTGCGGCTGTTGACCGCGAGGGTTCAGATTGCCACTGGTCTTGTTCAGATACACTACTTAGGCTCCGATGATGACTGTGCCATGGTGTCCTCAGAGGTCTGCCGACGCTATAACCATTCGGGAAAAGCTCGCCTGCCCAGCCCCTGCCGACTGTGCCCAAACACGACAGCCTCGTGGCGTCGCTACATCAAAGTTCACCGTGCCTATATTCATATCAGGCGAAAGAACTGTTCCAGGTAATAGCGTAGGAACGCCCCGCATTTGAACAGCGAATAATGCGCCATCTCCTATATACGCCCCTCCGGCTGCTGCTGTTGCTATCGCATGAGCATCTGCCCACTGATAAAACCGCTGGCAGTTCGCCAGATCATAGCGCGGATCGGGCTTCTCAAGCGGTGTCGCCACGGACCCGACCTCTAGCTGAACGCCCCATAACTGTATGATGCCGGATTGCACGCCAACGGCTGCAACAGCTTGGCTGGAATATAAGAAATCGAATGTCGTCGCATCATTGCCGTTAGTTCCTAACGTCTTACCAGCTACCGACGGCACATTGAACGTCAATGAATATCGCGTTGGTGTAGTAGATAATGTGACTGCCTGAACGGTGCCAGGAACTCCCGCCGACGGTGATCCACCGGTGCCAAATCCCTGATCGAGTGACAGTCCTAGTTTTAATCCAGCGACAGAGGCCGATGCCCAAAAGCTAGCGGTAACTGTTTTACCAGATAGTCGCCTAACGCCTTCGATGGGCTGATATATCTGTAAGGTCGATCCAGCCGTTGCGCTGCCTGCGAAGTTGCATTGGAGAACATTCGTGCCGCTTTCATCTCCAACCCAAGCACCTGCTGCTTCCGCAAGAATACTAACTTGAGCAGTGCCATTGAGAAAATACAAGCCCCATCTGTCCGCCGTATACGCAGTCGCAATCCACGGCCCCGCTCCACGCTGTGCCACATTGAACAGTGGATTGTGGATCAGATTGCGACCAATATCTCCCATCGACTGCACGGTGAGATTACCGATACTGCTAGTCCACTTCACACCATCCCACACGTATACGATGCCACCTACGCCTGTGACGCGCTGACCTGTGCTGGGTGAATTGGGGAAATCGAATGCCATGTCTGACCCCTACGAAATCTGCACCCAAGCACCATTCTTGCGTGCATACGTGTGCCCGTCAATTGGTGCGTCACCAATCGTGCCTGTGTTGGCGACGACAACCCACTGCACTGAGTTGCCATCGCTATACCGTATGTATAGCTGTGTTCCCACACTATCGAACCACAAGTCGCCAGTCTTAGAATTGACCGGTGCGACATCACTGATCGTGATCACCACGATGGGGCTAGACACGTTGGATGTTGCCAGCCAGTAGCCTGGATACGTTGCACGATCCTGTGCGAACGTTGTGGGCAGTGCCGAACTCGTGTGCGTCACCCGTGCCTGGTATATCGTGGCATTGCTACTATCAAGCGCAGTCTGACCTGCGATGTATTGTGTGGCATTCACCCACTGGCCTGTGTAGTTCGGCACAGCCATGTAGCTTGCGATGAACGCATCGATGATGGTCATGTTGCCGTTGACAGCATCATCCCATGGGATCGTGTCAAACGGAGGCAACTGCAACTTGAGGAACGGTGTCGTTGTCGCCATCAGACCAATACCCACTGTGTCGAGTTGCCATCATTGTAGCCAACATACAGGCGAGCACCAACGCTGTCGAACCACAGGATACCATTGCCTATCGTCGGTGGTGTATCAGCCACTGTGACTACAGCAACGGCAGTGCCAGTCTTGCCATCCACATACGCCTTGTTGGCGGCATCAAGGTTACTCTGTGGTGCCTGAAGATTAACGATCTTCAACCCAGCCATGTCCAGATTGTAGTTCAACCGCAGCCCATTGGCATCCCATCCGCCCACGTTCTGGCTGGCAATAACTGTCAGCACTTCTTCACCAACACGCGCGAAGCCATGTGCCGCATCACCCAACCCAATTGCACCAATGGTAGAACTGCCCATGTCCTGTAGGATCAGTGGGCCAGTCAGTGTCCCACCAGTCAATGGTAAGAATGGACCACCGCCTGCTGGCTGGTATCGCATGTCACCAGTGCGCATGTTCAGTGCATCAGTTGCACCAGTCGCATCACCTACCTGTGTGATGCGATTGTTGAGCATGTAGAGCATACCGTAGCTCTGCATGGAGTTGGCGAAGAACGAGGCCGAAAGGACGCCCTTCACTCCAATCGATAGAGCATCACCGCTGCGATCTATGCCTGAGCCATCCATATCACCGATAGCCAGAGATGGTGCAGCCAATGAGCCATTCGGCAGTTGCAGCGTTCCGCTCAGTGAGCCACCAGTGAGAGGCAGATACACACCACCACTACCTGCTGCGAGGCGATCCACATACTGCTTCGTAGCAGCATGAAACGTGGTCAGTGGATCGCCCCACAATGTGAGCATGCCTTGCATCGTGTCGCCACTGCGATCAACGCGCTCACTCAACGCCTGATTGAGTTTGTCAGCGCGTAGTGGGCTTTCACCACGTGTGAACGATGTAGTCACGCGAGCGGGTCCGCATCCAACACGAAGTAGCCACTGTCCACATCCATCTCGCTCGGATACCGTGGATCGAGTGCAATCGGGTGCTGTGCGAATGCAGCCTTGATCATCCGTCTGCGGTTCTGTGCCAACACCTGGAACTTGTTCACCTGCGCAGGGATCGTGCCATCGTCCACACAATACATCCAGCATGCATCGTATTGCAGCAGCAATCGATCCAGATACACTGTGTCATCGAGGTTCAGCGGCAACCGTGGTCGCTGTCGTGCCCACACCACAACTGCTGCTGTGCTATCTGGTGGATAGACTTTGAACGGTCGCCCTGGTGTCGTGTAGTCGGGCGCCATGTAATACGTGCTCAGTCCGCGGTTCATCGCGAACGGATTAACACTCTGTGGCAACTCGCGCAGTTTCCTGTTCGTGCCATCACGAAACACCGCTGCGATGTCATGATACTCAGTGATCATCGCGAGTGGGCCAACGAGGTCCAGTGTCAAGCTACCAGTCGTGCCATCGAGTGGCACCGGTCCGATATAGCACATGTAGTCGGGCCACCACATCTCTTCCAACTCCAACAACAGTGCGTCCTGCACATGCTGCTGTATCCTGCCCGACGCATACACCTGCGTAGCGATGCCAGGCACCTGTGACAGTTCATTGATGACCGCGTTTACAATGTCCCGCACAACTGCTGGCATCGCCTCGCCCCCTTATGCAGCAGCCTGTTGCAACCCCATCAGTCCACCATGGTTAGCTGTGTTTACGTCATTCACGCAATCGAACACAGCACTGATGATGTTCGTGCCATTCATCGCCGTGGTGGTAGTATACGCACCGCGCGGATCGAGCGTGACGTTCGTCTGCGGATCAACCAGAGACGGAGCCTGCAACGTTCCCGCAGCAGCAGTAACGCCGTTACCAACTTCATACCCACACCGTATGGCCTTGTATGGCAGTCCCAGCTTGACACCAGTGCCGATGTTCACAGTCGTGCCAGCCGTTGCACCGAACGTCGCGTAGTTGAACGACTTGAAGCACTTGTTGCCAACTACCGGCGTTGCACCGTTGAGTGTGAAGCTCTCAGCGATGGGCTGGTTCAAGTAGTCATAGCCATACAGCGTCACGTTGCTGGTCGCTGCACCACTCGCCACAACCGTGACGTTGCGACCGAACGGCTCAGGCACAGCAGTCACACTACTGAGATCAACCTGACCAGCAGCGTTGACGCTCAATGCATTGGCCACGCTATTCGCAACAGCAGCCAACGGTGCACCGAAGTTCACACGCGTGTTGCCGTTGTAGTTGACATCCGAACTATATGCCATCGCTGGCACATACATGTTGATCCGGCGCGGAAAGTTCGTGCCGATAGCCATGATGTTAGCCATTACTCAATGTCTCCTTCCATGACAGCAGTCAGCCCACCGACCGACCGGGCACGTGGCCTGTTGTGTTGCGCTCGCTCCACCAACTCCTTCGGTGACAGCACCACATCGGCTGGCACTTCTTCACCAGAGTTCATGTCCACGAGCCGTGGTTGTCCAAGCACACCGATCCGCTGCAACTGATCTTCATCATCAGCAGCGATGAGCATGCTATGCCCTTGCGGGAAGTAGATCATCCACGCCTCAGTGAACTGCTCCTGCTTCGGCACGAGCTTGCGTGTGATCACTTGCTTGTTGCCAAGTGGACCAACGCTACGCACATCTTCCTCGATGTGCATCACCATGCGCGTGAACTTACCAGTCACCCTCTCGGCTTGGAACGACGGCTTGAAGTCGATGTTGGATGTCGGCATCAACGCGGCTCCATTTCATCAGGTGGCACTTCCGGTTCTTCTGGTGGTGACTCTTCTGGTTCCGGTTCCGGCGCTACCACAACATTCACGTGCGGACCATACGACGATGCGTTCGGATACGCACTCAGTTCGCGCACATGCTCAGGTGTGCCCGCTACAATCTCGGTCTGCCCTGGCAGTGTCTCATCGTAACCAACACCGTGCTGTTCCTCTGCTGCTGCTTCTGCTTCCTCAGCAGATGCCTCAGCCGCAGCTTTGTGTGCAGCTTCGTCTTCATCACGCCGTGCTGCACGTTCGGCTGCTCGTGCGTCTTTGTCGCTCATCTCTGCCTCCTAGTTGGTCAACACTGCATGCGTGCGGAACGCCCGCCATAGACACCACTGGCCCTGCCACACTACGCGGCTGCCAACTGCATCCACGTTCCACGGCGCTACCAGTTCCTTCACCTTCATGTTCACGCCGCGCAGCATATGCAGCCGCAGATACGTGTCGTTGATGAAGTATGCGTAGTTCACCGGGCAGTCTTCGTCATACATCAGAGGGATGCCGTTGTGCATGCAACCCTCGAACCCGAGATCGAACATGCGCTTGCCAGCCTTGCCCTCTGACAACGGGATCGTCATCTTGTCGCGCACAGCCTGACGATACATGCGATAGATGTTGCGACCAGTCAGGATCACGGATGGCCTGTCACCTTTCAGTGTCAAGTCCATCAGCACGTCATCGAAGACTTCCTCGATGTTCGTGCTATCCATTCCTCCCGCAAACACATATGCAGAAGTGCGCCACTGAGGCTGAGTGGCACGATTGATACCACCAAGAGTGCCAGTGGTTGGGTTGGTAGGAAGAAGAGAACCGAGACCCAGAGGATCAGTCCCGCCACCAACTGCGTATAGATACTGGCTAAACTTATCCTTGATGCTCTCTTCCAGCACATTCATCTTCTCCTTCATCAACTTGAAGATGGCGGCTGCACCGTTGTTCTCGTCCTGCTCCTGATCACTGATGATCACTGTGCCAGCAACACGGCTATACCCATACTCCACCGTGTCGAACTCGTCTGTCTGGTTGACAGGGAGTGGGCTGTAGTATGAGTAGGACGTGATGTTCGGGTTGCGACCAACCGTGAGCGGATTGGTGATGTTGTAACCACCGTCCTCATACTCTACTCGGTCATTCGCAAACACCCACGCCATGAGTGCGTTTGACTTGATACTCGCCATCACCAACTTGCGTCGGCTCTTGGTCAAGGTGCTGTGCAGAACATCTGCAACAGCAGGGATGATTGTTCCTACAGGCATAGCCTACCCTCTCAATTCAGGTTGACACCAT